TTTGACAGTGGTGATGCATACCATCCAAAACTTATTGACAAGATCAATACTGTGGTGTCAAGGACAAAGAATACAAAGCATTGGATACCTACTAAGATGTGGACTGTGAAAGGTACTAAGAAACACCTTAACAATCTGAGTAGACATGGTAACTGTGTTGTCCGTAAGTCTGCCAAAGATATTAATCAAGTGATAGATACCGCACAGAACTCAGCAGTATTTACAGAGGACGTATTCTACAGTGACCAGTACCCTAATGTGTATAGGTGCAAAGCACCTGATCAGGATCACAAGTGCAAAGACTGTCGTGCTTGTTGGGATAAGTCTGTCCAGACAGTCGCTTACTTAAAACACTAGGAGCATAAACATGAATGAGTTAGATAAAGTTATATCAGATAAGTTAAAGTCTTATAAGAATAATACAGAAACATTAAAGCAAAGTATAAGAAATACTATATATCAAACTGAAGAATGTTTAGATAAAGCAGGAGATAATATGAATGAAACAATGGTAACTTTATTAGAAACTGTTACTGAAACTTTAAGTAAACAGCTTGAAGGTTATGTGGCTAATGGTAGAATAGATGATGAGCTAATGTATTCTGATGATGGTATATGGGTAGACACTCATGACAAATCACACAGTATACAGATATACTTTAACTTTGATGCTCTACCTTTTCCTCAATTAAAAGCAACAGCCTTTCCTCTGTCGTATAGAGGTAATGATTTCTTTGAACAAGACGGCACTGCAGAAGAAATAAAAGTGATAGGATAACAAATGAATATATTTATATTAGATGAAGACCCTGCCATAGCTGCTCGTATGCACTGTGACAAGCACGTTCCCAAGATGATTGTGGAATCTGCTCAGATGCTATCAACTGCACATCGTTTACTTGATGGTGAAGAGTACACCGCACTATCAAAGTCAGGTAAGCGTATGGTAAAGCACTATCGTTTACCTGAGCATGATGATGTCATATACAAAGCTGTTCATGCAAAGCATCCATGTACTATATGGACTATGGAATCAGCACAGAATTATATCTGGCATTACAAACTGTTCAGAGAACTAGCCTCAGAGTTTAAGTATCGCTTTCATAAAACACACAGGTCATGGCAACTACTCAAAGATATTCTTTATCCAACACCTGTAAACATACCTTGGTTTAATAATCTTACACCCCCTGCCAAAGCTATGAAAGCATACCCTGACATCATGGCTATTGATGATCCAGTCGAGGCTTATCGTAAGTTCTACAAAGCAGACAAGTCTGACTTTGCAGTGTGGAAACGAGGCAGAGATATGCCTCAATGGTACAAGGAGGTTGACTAATGGAGATAATAATTCCTATTATACTTTTGTTAACTGGTTTAATTCTATAGGAGCAAGCAATGAAGATAAGAAATGAAGAAAGGTTTATTGAAACCAATGGTCTTGAAAGCACCAATGCTTTTCAGATCAGTGCATCATCACATATGTTCAGGATTCTGAGTGATGGTCTGTACTCTGACAAGGTTACTGCTGTTATCAGAGAGCTAACCTGTAATGCCAGAGATGCACACACAGCAGCAGGTAAGGAACATATACCTTACAAAGTACACCTGCCAACTGTTATCGAGCCATACTTTCAAGTGTTTGATGAGGGTATTGGTTTATCCTTTGATGACATCATGTCTCTGTATACTACATATGGTGAGTCATTAAAGAATAATACTAATGATATGATAGGTGGCCTTGGTCTTGGTAGTAAGGCAGGGTTTGCCTATGCTGACCAGTATCAGGTAGAGGGTAGGTGGCATGGTAAATCTCATCTGTTTAGTTGTTATGTGGATGAGATAGGTGAGCCACAGATAGCACACATATCCACACTCGACACACCTAATCGTCCGAATGGATTACAGATTAACATTCCTGTGAACCAGCATGATGTTACTGAGTTTGTGCGTAAGGCTACTGCTTTGTTCGAGTACTATGAGCCACGCCCTGAGTGTAACATTGATCTTGAATTTCATACTAGAGAAGTTGTGCTTAGTTCAGATGATTGGAAACTTTACAAGGGATCGTATTCAAATTCTGTATACGCTATTCAAGGTCAGGTAAGGTATCCTATTGACAGAGATAGCTTAACAAATCTAACTGACGATCTTTTAGATGTTATAAAGGGTGCTGATTTAGATATTTGGTTTGACATAGGAGAGTTAGAAGTTGCTGCAAATAGAGAAGCACTCTCGTACTCTGACTTTACTATCAATAGCATCAGTAACAAGCTATCAAAGATTAAACAGGACATGATAAAGTCTGCTAATAAATCTATAATAGATTGTAGTTCATTATGGGAAGCATCTATAAAGGCTAATAAAATGTATGATGGTTTCTATTATAATACTAGAATGTCTAGTCTAATTATAGAAGGGTTAACATTCGGTAACAAACCTGTACATGACAAATCAGTGAACATGAACAACTCAGTACTATCTGAATTTTTTCATGGTAGTATTAAGTATATACCATACGAGTCAAGTACAAACATAAACCTATCCTTTAAAACTATGGATAACTATCACTCATGGAGAGTAGAGCGTTTTGAAAGGTTTGCATTTTACTATCTTGACACTGCTAAAAGTAAATTTAAAGTACCATCTACCATAAAGATGCACCTTAATGATCATTACCTTGGTGTTCAGAAGTTTGTTGTGCTTGTAGAATCCTCTCAGAGCGAGTTTAAAGCACTGTTAGACTACCTTGGTAACCCATCCTACCACGATGTGTCTACCTTGCCTGTGCCAGCACCTGTGAAGAGAGATACAACTGCACCTCGTATAGTCAAACTAAAAAAGTTTAAAGATTCTATGTACGATATGTTCTATCATGACATAGACCATGATATAAATGATGGCGGTGTGTATGTTAAAATACTTAGAGGGTGGCCTTCAGAGATGGCTGATGAGGATTGCAGAAACAAAGCAAGATTATTAAAAGAGTTAGGAGACACAACACCTATCTATGGTGTTCCGGGAACGTATCATAGTAGACTTGACAAGAACATAAAAGTATGGAAGTCGCTTGATGAACATTACGAAAAAGTTTATAAGAAACATTTAGCAAAGTTAGGTGACAGAAAACAGGTAGATAAATACTTAATGTTATCAACTGTTTACAAGGACATGGACCTTAGAGTAAAAAACTTCTTGACAATGTTTAAAAATAATAATACTATAAAGTTTAAATATAATATACTAAATAGTATTATTAAAGATTATAAATTATATAATCAATTAGATAATAAATATAATAATAAAAGTATAATAAAGAGTCTGGTTGTAAAGGATACAAAGTATACCGATACAGTCTCTAAAGAACTTCGTGAGGTATGGGAGAAGCACCCTATAATCTCACAAGGTTTGGTGAGAGAACGCTATAAGATTATCTCACCAGAACAACTTGAGGCAATGAGGCCTGATGTTGAATTAATATTAGAACAATGGAGCAATTAATTATGCATTACATTTTAACTAAGACCACGTTTACAGGTGTGACAGAGAATCATCGCACCATCTCAATGAGTAGTGATCATCCTAATTGGCACGATCTTTATGAATCAATTCTTGATAAAGATTGGGATGAGGTAGAAGAATTGTGTGATATGTCTCTTGCTGTTGAGCGTTATGGTAAGGGTAAGGTCAGTGTCGTGAATGGTGTTGTCCAATACAAAGGTCAAGACATACACAACTCAATGACCACTCGTATACTTGACATGATGAGAGAGGGATTTGATATTGATCCTATGTGTTCTTTCCTTGAGAACATGATGGATAATCCTTCTCGCAGAAGCATCAGAGATTTGTATAGGTTTATGGAACACAACTCTCTACCCATCACAGAGGATGGTTGCTTCCTTGCATACAAGAAGGTAAGTTTAAACTTTACTGATGTACATACAGGTAAGAATGATAACTCAGTAGGCTCTGTTGTACAGATGGATCGTAAAGATGTTGAGGATGATCCTGATACAACCTGTTCATCAGGCTTACACTTCTGTTCAATAGATTATCTGTCTCACTTTGGTGGAAGCCATATTGTTATACTTAAGATAAATCCTGCTGATGTTGTCAGTGTACCTACTGATTATAACAATGCCAAAGGAAGGTGTTGCTATTATAAAGTAGTTGGTGTACATAACGATGGCTACAATGATACACTGTCTAACAAGGTAGTTAACATAAACTTTTAATAAAAGGTGTGCTGATGCGTAGAATACTTTTAATTATACATAGGTATGTCGGTAAGTTAGACAACTATCTATGGACTAAGCTCTGGGCTAGGAGAAACTAATGAGGTGTAAAGCCTGTGATAATCAACTAAGCAGTCACTCTATTAAATGGAACAGTTTGATTGAAGACTGGGAAGTTTGTCATGACTGCCTTGTTATAGTCAGAGAACTTTTAGAAACTCATGAGGTTATTGACAGAGCTAAGAAGCATGGAATAGGATATGATGATGAGTGATTCTAATCTTGTAAAAGCACACCTTCCCTGCCCTATGTGTGACAGTAGTGATGCCTATGCTATCTATGATGATGGGCATGGCTACTGTCATAGCTGTAAAGGCAGGGACAATGGGGATGGTAACTACCAACCTAAATCAAAGGAGCAAACTAACATGACGTTATCTAAAGGTAAGTACTTGGCTATTTCTGATAGGAATATTAGTCAAGATACTGCATTATTTTATGGAGTAAGTAGTGATGATGATAGACATATCTACCCCTACTCAGATCAATCGGGTCAGTGGGTATCCAATAAGATCAGAAGATTACCAAAACAATTTAGCTTTGAAGGAGAGTCAAAAGGCTTACAGTTATTCGGGCAAGTTAAGTTTAACAGGGGTGGTAAGTACGTCACAGTCACAGAAGGAGAACTTGATGCACTCTCAGCATATGAACTCTTGGGTTCTAAATTTCCTGTTGTTAGTGTTCGGTCATCCACCTCTGCTTACAAAGACTGCAAAGAAAACTTTGAATGGCTCGACTCGTTTCAACATATTGTGTTAGCCTTTGATGCAGACAAGGCAGGGCAAGAAGCATCTAAACAGATAGCTGATTTGTTTGGTTTTAAAGTTAAGACCATGAAGATGGACAAACAGTTAAAAGATGCTAGTAATTATCTTAAACATAAAATGTATAAAGACTTTAGCCAAGACTGGTGGAATGCTGAAGAACACAGACCTGATGGTGTTGTATCAGGTAAGGATATGTGGGAAATTATATCTGTCAAAGAGGATATAGAAACTACCCCCTTTCCTTGGGATAATCTTAACAACCTTGTGTATGGTATGCGTATGGGTGAGTTAATTACTCTGACTGCTGGTAGTGGTATGGGTAAAACTCAAGTGCTAAGAGAGATAGAGCATCATCTGTTAAGCACTACCAAGCATAACATAGGTTGTATCTTTCTTGAAGAAACATTAAAAGCATCTGGCATTGGCTTGGTTAGTATTGAAGCTAACCTACCATTACATCTACCTGATGTAGAGATAGATGATAAAGAGTTTAAAGTGTGTAGTGATAACACTCTTGGCACTAACAGAGTTCATTACTACGATCCTAGTAAAGGTTTTAATAATATAGACAACCTACTTGCCAAGATAAAATACTTTGCCAAAGCTCTTGATTGTAAGTTTATTTTGTTTGACCATATATCCTTGGTAGTATCAGATCAGTCTCAAGGTGATGAGCGTAAGGCACTAGATGAGATAGCTACTAAGCTAAGTAATTTGACAAAGGCTTTAGGTATTTGTATAATTATGGTATCTCATGCTAAGAGACAGACAACTAAATCTCATGAAGAAGGGGGTACAACATCACTCTCTGACTTACGAGGGACTGCTGCGATAGGTCAGCTTAGTAGTACTGTCATTGGATTAGAGCGTAATGGTCAGGCTGAAGATGTATTGGAGCGTAACACCACAACAGTAAGAGTACTGAAGTGTAGGTTTACAGGTCTGACAGGACCATCAAGTTTGTTAAGATACAACAGAGCCACAGGTAGAATGACAGAGTTAACATTTAATCCTGACATGGAGGGCGAAGATGCTTAAGCTTATAGACAAACTGTTAGGATGGGATAATCAAATAACATCTAGGGCTATAGACTTTACACCGTTCAGGATTTACATACAATCTGATGGTAATTGGGAGATAGCCTTCCTTAAAGTAGGGACAAAACATTATCATAATGATTGGGATTTAATGTTCTTAGGTATAAGGGGTTACTTCTACGGATATAATGAGTTCGTTTTATTCTTTCTATTCCGGTCATACCGTATAGGAGATTGGTTATCCTCTTGGTTTAGTGAACCATATGATGATACAGAACACCTTGGGTGTCCATCATACCCTAACTGTGATGAGTCTCCTCTTGGTTGTTGTGTGGCTAGTGGTGAGAATGTGGAATGGTACGGACATAAGGACTGATAAGATGAAAGTAGTTCTTGATATTGAGGCTGATGGCCTTGATCCTACAAAAATATGGTGCATAGTAGCGAAAGATATAAAAACTAATGAGGTATATACTTTTGAACCAGATACTCTTTCAGATTTCAAAAATTTTTCTAAAAATATTAGTATATACATTGGGCATAATCTCATTGGCTATGATCTTCCTGCTCTTCATAAGCTACTTGATATTACTGTCCCCCTTGATAGTGTTGTGGATACTCTTGTTATCAGTAGACTCTTGGATTCTCAGAGAGCTAAACACAGTCTTCAATATTGGGGAGAACAACTAGGACACGAAAAGGTAGAGCATAATGATTGGGACATATATTCACCTGAGATGTTACATAGGTGTACTGAAGATGTACATCTTAACCATAAAATATATGAGGCTTTATTACAGGAAGCTAAGACTAAACAAACTCCAAAGTCTGTGTTCAGATCTGAGCATTACATTGCTCAAATGGTTGAAGAGATGCGGATGGGTGGTATCCTGCTTGATGAACAGAAAGCACAACTCTTGCTTGCCACCCTCAGACAAAGAAAAAAGGAATTAGATAATGAACTGCTTACAACTTTCATATCACTTCCAGTATTTAAACGAGAAGTTCATCCAAAACTTACAAAGGCAGGTAAGTATTCTAGGGTGGGTCTTAAAGGTTTTAATAGTGCTGATGTTGGTGGAAGTTTCTCTTCTATTACATGGCCTGATCCTAACCTAAACAGTCAACAGTTTATTATTAAACACCTTGTCAATGCAGGGTGGAGACCTACTGTATTTACAGACAAAGGTAATCCAAGACTTACTGAGTGGGTGCTTGAAGAAGCTGCTAAGAAATTTCCTAAAGCCAAGCTGGTGATGGAGTGGGACTTGGTAGACAGGCGTATTACTATGGTTGAATCATGGATAGATGCATCAGATAATGATTGTAGAATACACGGCTCTGTTAATACCATTGGTGCTAAGACACACAGGATGTCACACTGGGGACCTAACATAGCACAGGTTCCAGCATCAGATAAACCTTATGGTAAAAATTGTAGAGAATTATTTACTGTGCCTGATGGTTACAAGATGGTAGGCACTGATGCCTCTGGTATACAATTAAGAGTTCTTGCACACTACACAGGAGACAAGGACTATATTGCTGAGGTTGTAGATGGTGACATACATACAGCTAATCAGAAAGCTGGTGGGTTTAAGACAAGAGACATAGCCAAGACTTTTATCTATGCATGGTTGCTAGGTGCTGGTGCTCCTAAGATAGGAGAGATCATGGGTGGCACAGCCAAAGAGGGAGCCAATGCTCGTAAGTTATTTCTGGAGAACACACCTGCTTTAAAGAGAGCCAAGTATAAGTACGAACGTCTGGCTGAACGTGGGTATATTGTAGGTTTAGATAAGAGATGGATACCAATAGCAGAGCCTTACTTTACTTTATCAGTTCTGTTACAGAGTGGTGAGGTTATCCTTATGAAGAAAGCTGCTGAGTTGTGGGCTAAAAAAGCTAGTCATTTAGATTGGCGTATGGTAGCATGGGTTCATGATGAATGGCAGACTGAGGTTAGAGAAGATCATGCAGAAGAACTAGGAAAGATTCAAGTACAGTCTATCAGAGATGCTGGCCCTCTGTTAGGTTGTCTTTGCCCTCTTGACGGAGAGTATAAAATTGGTTATAATTGGTCAGAAACACACTAAAGGAGTAATGTAAAATGAAAGAAGTACTAAGAGGTGAAGCATACTGGGCTAATGTTCGTAAGCCTAATAATTTAAGTGGTAAACTACAGATGGACCTTGGTAATATGGACAAGCCATCAATGAAACTAGTAAAGCAAGCTGGTATTAAACTTAAAAATAAAGGAGATGAGAAGGGAGACTTTATTACTTTAAAAGGTTCCCCTGAGTATCCCCCTAGAGTTATTGACTCTCAAGGTAACGTCCTTCCTGAGCCTGTTACTATCGGTAATGGTAGTAAAGTAAAGGTTCCTTTCAATACTTATGATTGGAAATTTAATGGTCAAGAAGGAACAAATGTTGGTTTGAATACTGTCATGGTTATTAAAATGGTAGAGTATGTGACAGATCAAATGGATAAAGAAGAAGGATACGTTGCCCCTGTTCAACAGGACATGGGACATATAGAGCTTGAAGCAGAAGACGATCCTTTCTAGAGTTGCTCCGACACCTTGGTATGTGTATAAACTGCCTATTTTTTTTAATTAAGGAGAATATATTATGCCTAGTTTTATAATTGATATGCCGGGTAAAAAACCTGTTGATATAACTAAAGAAGTTAATGCTTCTAAGAGTGAAGAAGATATTAAAGATGTACTTAAGAAGACTTTTAAAGGTACTATAGGTACTGAAGAGGTCAAAGATGTACAGTCTGATTGATGGAGATGTACTTGTTTACTCATGTGGCTTTGCCTCACAAAGGAATGAGTACAAAATAAATAATAATATTTTTGACTACAAAAGAGATGCTAATAAATATTGTACTACTCACAATATAGACAGAAGTCTTATAGATAAAAAAATTATAGCTGAACCAGTAAGCCATGCATTACATAATGTTAAACAGTCTTTGATAGAAATAAGTCAGGCGTGTGATAGTCATGAAGGTAGTATATTCCTAACTGGTAAAGGAAACTATCGTCATGATGTGGCTACCTCAGCAGTGTACAAAGGCAACAGAGATCCTTCACATAAACCTGTACACTACAGAGCAATTATAGATTACCTGATAAAAGAATGGGATGCTAAAGTAATAGATGGTATGGAAGCTGATGATGCTATGGGTATAACTCAGTGCCGTTTAAATAAAACTAAAAATTTAGCTAAGAAAGATATGCCTATTATATGTACCATAGACAAAGACCTTGATATGATTCCGGGGTGGCACTACAACTTTCGTAAACAACAAAAGTATTTTACCACTGTTGAGCAGTCTGATTATTTTTTCTATAAACAGATGTTGACAGGAGACCGTGTTGATAATATAATAGGGATACACGGTATTGGTGACAAAACAGCAGACAAGTTGTTACTTGGTAAGTCTGTCCAAGAAATGGAAGATATAATAATTAATAAGTACCGTCAAGAATTTAAAGATGACTACATGAAACGGTATGCAGAAAATAAAAAACTTCTATGGATACTAAGGGAGCCTTTAGATGGAATGGTCTGCTGATGAGAAAGATACATTTATGCTTAATTATATCTTTAATATAAAGTCTTCAAAAAAAGGAGCAGAGTTAGTTACTGAAGCACATGAAGCATGGCAACAATACAGATTTTTTTGTGATGTGGAGAGTGTAATTGGCAAAGCCCATTAACCATCACTGGATAGGACGTAAACCTAATCCTAAAAAATACTTTGGATTTGTCTATCTTATAACTAATACTGTTAATGGTAAAATGTACATAGGAAAAAAACAATACCATGTCCACAAGAAAAGAAAAATTGTTAAACAATCAGACTGGCATTACTATGAGTCAAGCAGTAGATATGTTAAAGAAGATATTAAAGTATACGGAAAAAAATCCTTCGAGTTTAGAATACTTAAAAATTACAAGACAAGAGGGGGACTCGTCTACGGTGAAGCTAACATACAACACAAACGTGATGTCCTTGTAGAAAGAATTGATGACGATAATAGATTGTATTACAATGCCCAAATAGCTGGCATTAAGTTTATACCAAAGGAGTACTAGTGTGATACACTTAGTAATACCAGACCCTCATGCCCATCCTGATTTTTCTAATAAAAGATTTGAACTGTTAGGTAAACTGATAGTAGATATTAAACCTGACAAAGTAATTTGTTTAGGTGACTTTGCAGATATGCCTAGCCTTTGCTTCTATGATAAAGGAACTGCTGGCTTTGAAGGTAGAAGATATAAAGATGATGTGTTATCTACTATTGATGCACAAGAAAAGATGATGATGCCTATTAGAAAAGCCAAGAAACGTAAACCTAAAATGTATATGCTAGAGGGTAATCATGAGCATCGTATCAACAGAGCTATTTCTACTGATGCAACTAAGCTTGATGGTGTCATTAGTCTTGATGATCTTCGTTATAAAAAATTTGGGTGGGAGTTTATTCCCTACAGAGGATCAACACCGGGGATCAAAGTCATTGATGGTATTGCTTATGCTCACTATCATACTAGCGGTGTTATGGGTAGGGCTATAAGTGGTGAGCACCCAGCTTACTCTCTGTTAAACAAACAGTATCAGTCTTGTACATCAGGTCATCTTCATACTCTTGACTATGCCACACGCACCAGAGCAGATGGTAGACGTATTCAAGGTTTAATGGCTGGAGTATTCAGTGATTATTTTGCAGACTTTGCAGGAGAAGCTAATGATCTATGGTGGAGAGGTGTTATTGTTAAGCGTAATGTTGTTGATGGTAACTATGATCCAGAGTTCATCTCTATAGAGAGAATGAAGCAGGAGTATAAGTAATGATTAGTGGCCTGATCATAACTGATGAGGAGTTTATGGAACGTTTGTGTTCGCACTATGACAGGCACGATATAGTAGAAATACTAGGCTTAGATGCACATACTATTCTTGATATGTTTTGGGATAGAGTACAAGATAGTCCTGAGTTATTCTCAGATATACTGACAAAGTTAGACTATGAAAAGGAGAGCTATAACAATGAGTGGACATGATGTAGACGATAAAGTTTTTAATTACTTTGAGATGGATAAAGAAATGGAAAAGATATATCCAATAAATCCATTAAAAGAATCTAGAATTACTAACTCTGAGATTGACATACGTAAAGCTAGGTTTTATGATTATGAAAAGATTTGGAATTGGAAAAAAGAACAACTGACAAGGAGCAACAATGATACAACAAGGGCCAACACTAGAGATAAGTAAACAAGTACACCAAGAAAAATATAGAGGGCCTAATGAATCCTTCTATGATGCAATGGTTAGACTAGCAGGAACATTGAATGATGGTGAAGAACATAGGCACAAACTTAAAGACATTTTTCTTAACCAAAGGTATCTACCTGCAGGGCGTGTTCAGTCAGCTATTGGTAGCCCTCGAAAAACTACAGCTTTCAACTGCTTTGTCTCCCAGACTATCGAAGATTCGACTGAAGGTATTATGGACGGAGCTACAAATGCGTTTAAAACAATGCGTAAAGGCGGTGGTATTGGCTATGACTTCAGCACTCTTCGCTATCGAGGAGCACCTATCCAAACCTTGGGGTCTAAGGCTAGTGGTGCTGTTAGCTTTATGGATATTTATGATTCTGTTTGTAATACTGTATCCTCTGCTGGCAACAGGCGTGGTGCTCAGATGGGTGTACTTAGAGTGGATCATCCCGACATTGAAGAGTTTATCAGAGCAAAACAAAACGACAAAAGACTAAAGAACTTTAACATATCTGTTGCTATTACTGATGAGTTTATGGATGCGTTAGCTAATGATGAGTCATTTGATCTTGTATGGAATGGTCAGGTAGTAGATACTATTGATCCTACTGCACTTTGGGAAGAAATTATGAGAGCCACATGGGACTGGGCAGAACCCGGAGTCCTGTTTATCGATACGATTAATGAGTATAATAATCTAAGATATTGTGAAACTATCTCAGCAACTAACCCATGCGGTGAGCAACCTCTACCACCCTATGGTGCTTGTCTTCTTGGTAGTTTTAATCTTGTTAAGTACATTAAAGACAGAGACATCATAGATGGAGATGTACATGACAGAAGCTTTAATTGGAATCAATTCAGGCAAGACATACCTCATGTTGTTCGTGCTATGGATAATGTTATTGATCGTACAATCTATCCATTAGATGAGCATGAGCATGAGGCTAAACAGAAAAGGCGTGTGGGTATAGGTATCACAGGCTTTGCTAACACTAGTGAGATACTAGGATGGGAGTATGGATCGAAAGAAAGTCTTAAGTTTCTTGATGATGTTTTGTCTGTTCTTAAGAACACAGCGTATATGTATAGCTCTGAGCTTGCACTAGAGAAAGGGTCTTTTCCTTTGTTTAAATCTGAGGCTTATTATAATGCTCCTTATATTAAAAGTCTGGATAGTGATGTTAGAAATACTATAGGTAAACATGGTTTAAGAAATTCACACTTGATTTCTATAGCTCCTGCTGGTACTATTAGTTTAACTGCTGATAATGTAAGTAGTGGTATTGAACCTGTCTTTGCTTTGGAAACACAGAGGACTATTCAAACAGAGGAAGGTACTAAAATTGTTCAAGTGCCTGACTATGCTTATTATTATTATAGTGTCAGAGGTAAGGTATCTGAAAAAGTAAAGATGAATGAGCACCTTGAAGTACTTTCTGTAGCTCAGAAGCACGTTGACTCTGCTGTATCTAAAACGTGTAACGTAGGAGATGATGTGACATGGGAACAGTTTCAAGATCTTTACTTTGAAGCATGGAAAAAAGGATGTAAAGGTATTACAACCTTCAGAGCCTCTGGTAAAAGGTTTGGTATTTTAAATAAAGTTGAAGAAGAAGGTAATGCTTGTGTGTATGACCCAGATACAGGAGATAAAAGCTGTGGTTGAGAAGAACGTAATTAAAGAAGCTCTACTTAAGAAGTTAGAAGGAGACATTATAGTTGCTGAAACAGATTTAAAAATATTTTTAACTAAACCTGTTGCTGTTGCTGAGCATATAGACTATATTACTACAGCAGAAAGAAAGCTAGAGGCTCTTACAACTGCAAGAGACAAGCTTAACACTCTAACATGGGTACATCTAGGAGCAGTAAAGGGACTAAAAAGTGAGATATGAAGTTATTAAAGAACTAGAAAAAGAAGAAGACGTTGTCAATCATCCTGCTCATTACAATCATAACAAGCATGGAGTCGAATGTATAGAAGCTATACAGGCTAGTATGTCTGATGATGAGTTTAAAGGATACCTAAAGGGTAACGCTATAAAGTATCTATGGCGTTATGGTTATAAAGGTAAGCCCAAGCAAGACTTAGATAAAGCTCAATGGTACTTAAACAAATTAATAGAGGAGATAAGAGATGATTAAAGAAACTCTTAAGATACTATTTATATTTGCTGTGACAATAGTTTTAACCTATGGTTGTAGTTATTATTTACTTAACTAAATACCTTTTGAAGTTAACCATTCTTTTACAATTTTAGTAGGAATCATATGGATAGAATTAATACACGGACCATCATCTTTAAATAATATAAGTGCTTTGTTTAAATGTGTATGTACATAAACCATAACATACTTAGGATTATTATTACTTATAGGTGGTTCGTTATTAAAATAACTTAAAAATAAAATTCTTTGATTTTCTTTAAGTGGTGTAAGTTCTTTTACTTGAAGTTTTTCTGTCCAGTAATCTACTTGGTATTCAAGGTTACATTGTTGTTTTTTATTTTCAGTAGCTTTACCAGAGGTTAACACTGCAGTAAAAAAAACTACTGATAATAATATTTTTAAAGGGTTTGTCATTGCTTTTTAGCCTTAATAACATCAATAACTTTCTTAACACCGAATGAGGCAGCTACAACAACACTAAGTAGATACCAGTACTCATCAGGTACGTCTTCATCAAGCACTTTAAATGCTTGTTTGAATCTTATAATCATTTCATCTGCTTCAAAGACAACAGCCAAGAACATAGATACAAAGGGTAGAGTTAATATAATTGTAAGGTACTCATCCTTCCAAGAGTTGTCACTATTACGAGCCTGTATCTCATCCCAGTTACCATCCTGTTTGATCTGAGTTATCTTACGATCATGTATCGCTTTCTTTTCTTCAGCTTTATTATTTAAATAGGTCTTGCCAATACCTAAAACACCATTGACAATAGGACCTAATAAAGGTAGCATTATAATCTCCTATTTCTTTTTCCAACTTATACGTTTTGGACCTTTCTTCTTCTTAGAAGCAGAGGTACATTGAGCCTTTGTAGGTCTACAAGCAGGGTAAGGACGTTTAGATTTAGTTGCAGACTTACGTCCACAGGGTTTACCTGTCTTACAATCTATCCAGCCTTTACCTTTATTACGAGAGAACCACTTTTTTAGGCTATCACTTTTTCTTTTTGCTGCCACTTTTATTTCCCCAGTTTTTTGCACCTACTTTACGACACTTTACTAGAGCACCTGATGCATAGGCAGAAGGCCATTTAGTATAACGTGATTTAACTTTATGATAACAAGCATCTTTCTTAGTTTTAGATTTCTTAGCAGCCATTGTTACTTCCTTGATTTTTTACCAGCACACTTCCATCTCTTACGAGACAAGCGTAGTGGTGAGTTAGGATCTTTAGCAGCTTTAGGGTGCTTCTTCATCTGACCAGCAGATCTGGCACAGTACGCATCACCTTTACTAGTACCCGGACGTACTCTTGGACCACCACCTTTGGCTTTACCAGCCTGTCCATAGCTGACACGCTTACCACTGGCTGTTACTTTAACCTTTGCTTTACCTTTTCTAGGAGTTGCCATTGTTATTTCCTTATTTTAGTGAGAACGCTATTAAAATTGTTAGCCATAAGCTAAGTCCCTCCCAGCTGTTATCAATACCAAAGGGTAGGGTTGTTCTCCATTCTCCATGTGTATAATAGCTTGTACTAAAGAAATATAGTCCTCTTCATTAAGAACTTCTGAACTATTCTTTCCTACTTTAGATGATACAAAGTTTATATAAGCTTCTGTGTCGTTTTCAATAGGTGGTGCCCATCTGTTTATAATTCCTTCTATGGTATTAAGATTATATTTATCATTGTATGTCTTAAGAATTTTAAACATAGCTCTGATACCATACTCAGGTGTAGAAAACTGGGAAAACTCCTCATCTTTGGACTGGTCTTTGTCCAGACCATCCCAGTCTATACCGTGTCTGATGTTTCCGGGATTGTTATTTCTTATTCCTCTACTCATTAAATGTTTTTTCTATATCAGATGGTTTAGATTTTTTTATATCTTCTGGTTTATATCTTTCTTCAAAGTTTTCTCTTCCTATGGCTTCACCTTCTTCTCTTTTTCTAGTTTTACTTTCTATTGTTTCTCTAAGTACTATTCTTCTAAGCTGAGGACCTCTATATATTTGAGATGCTCTATCTGCCATTCCTACAGCTTTACTAATTGATATATTAAGTGCTTTAAGAGCTATTTTTCCTGCTTCTAATCCTTTTTGTTTAATTATAGGTGTTAAGTAATCTACAATTTTATCCCAATCTTTAATCATAGGGCCTATTTCTTTAATAGGATAACTTGCAACAAATTGTTCACCAAGTAAATCACTAACAAATTTTTCTCCACCAAAAGCTCCTAACTTTGTATATGAAGAGTAATAAACCATATCATTAAAAAATTTATTGAGTTCTTTTTCTTTAGATTCAATTTGTCCAAAATTTCCAGACATTTTTGTAACTGCATCTAATGCTTCTTCGTTTATTTTAATATTAATTTTACCATCGTCATATTCAATACCTTCAAAACCTACTATACTTTCAATTTGTTTAAGGCTTTTTTCAGCTGCTGAATTGTATATATTAAAACCTAAATCTCCAAGTTGTTTTTGTTGATCTTTAGGAAGACTTTCTACAAGTGATTTAAAAACAGGGTCACTGTATTGCTTACGTATAGTTTCGTAATTGTCAGGAGATAATTCACCTTTTAAATGTGCTTGGTAAATTGGTGATTGAAAAGAAAAAAGTGTTTTTAATCTATCTTCTTGTTTTAAACCTGTACTTTTTAATAACTGATTAGTTGCTTTAAGACTAACATTTACAGCAGTTTCAAGTTGTTCATTAGTTTCGTATTCTGGCCCATATCCTAAATTAGTTACTTTTTTAGGATCTAAACCAAAAATAACTCTCATTTCTTTTTCTATTTGAGATCCAGAATCTTGCTTTAAATCAGGAGTTATTTTAAGTAGTACTTTATTAAGCATAAGCTTTGCAATTTCTGGAGGATAATTTTCACTTATACCTGTTATAAGAGGAGCAACTCGTCTAAACTGTTGATGAGTTAATTCTTTATCTATTTTAGATACCGATTCTAAACTTTTAACTATTCCAAGAGGGGTTGTACCTT